CGACGTAATGCCTTTTGATGTTTTTATCAACTGCGCTCATCGTCTTTCCAACGCATGCGGGTTTGATCCCGCCACGGTGATGAAAAAGGTGCCCTCTACGGATCCGGCTTCGGTTGAGGCCGTTACCGTTAAGAAGTTTGAGGACGCTGAAGATAGATGTCTTCAGATAAATCGCTTCTTCACCTTGGGTAAAACCGAGGGGGTAACGAAGGATGAGGCGCTTGAGGTAGCCAAAAAGCTATATCCTCAGGTTAATCAGACTACAAGTGATCTGTATGGTGGTACTGGAAGTAATCCTAGTCCTATAAATATTGACGAACTGCCTCTCAATCCAAGTACGAAAGACGTGTTGAATCACGCCGTGGAGGTCTTAAATCAGATCTTCAATCGTCCTTTTGAGAAAAGCGAATGTCTCTATTTCGGTCCAGGATCGGCTCAGGTTGTAAATACCAAGAGTCCGCAGCCCTGTGTCAAGACTATGTCAGAATGGGGTATTCCGAACAGTCGTTTCGATCCCTTTGAATTTTGGGAAGACGAAACTGCACTCTATGTTCTATCAAAGATTATAGGTGCCCCTGTTCAGCCTGATATTATACTTCAGGTTCCCAAGAACGATAAGTCTAATAGGACTATTGGAGTTGGTACGGTTAGTGGGATCGCTGCACAACATGTCGTTGGCAGCTATGTGAGGTCATGTCTCAATTCATATGGGATAGACCTTAACACGCTGTCGGACATCCATCGGCGTCTGGCGTATCTGGGCTCGCGCTCGGATATAGATCTAGCTACGCTTGATCTGTCCATGGCAAGTGATACTATTTCACTAGGCCTATTGGCATCGCTGCTAAATTCCACTCACTCTAATGAACATTGCCGCACACTTTATTATAAGTTATTATTATGTCGTGCGGATACTTACAATCTCAACGGAGAAATCCGTGTATACCATAAGGCAGGCCCTATGGGGAATGCCGCCATTTTCGAGACCGAAACAGCGCTTTTTGTTGCGCTTATTACGGCCATTGGTTTCGTATGTCTCACTCAAATGTGTGACGAAGAAACTTATGAAAATTGGTTTGACTCCCTAGAAGACCTTGCGAGAAAGTTTGATATCGATTATCGATTACTTTCGCGCGGGAGCTCTTTTGGAGACGATATGGTGCTCTTCCTCCCTCAATGTATGTTGAAGGACGAGTTTGTACAGATGTTTGTGTGCAGCTCGTTGGAAGAGATTGGCCTTACGCTGAACCCTGAGAAATCCTATTTTACGGGAGATTTCAGAGAAAGCTGTGGGGCTGATTACAGAGATGGTAAGCTTGTCAGAGGATTTTATCATCATTCTAGGTCCGTGACTCTTAGAGATTTTATTCGTTGCGTTAATTACTTCGTAATACGTGGCGATATGAGTCTCTTTGAGATCTGGGAGCTCTGCCCTGAATTTAAGTCCTTTTATGAGGACCTGAGGCTTGAGCGCATCACATGGGACGTGTACGACCTCGGTTATTACGACCGAAAAGAGTCTCGCGACTCGGTACGACTTATCCCTCACTTCGGCTTGATCCATGAAATCCAGATTCCAGAAAACATAATATGTGACTGGGCTGGAGGATCTACCGGAGGACGAGTGATTACCTATACTGACAAGAGTGTTAGCACCAAGGCTCAAATGAACTTTGAGCGCCGGAAGAAGATGGCGGAAACGCTATTAACTGACGATCAGGTGCAAGACATTTTAATGTTCTCCTATGGTTTGCGGGTTGACGAACCCGACGTTATCGACGAAAAGAGGTACGCACGGATCCTTCGAATCGTGGCTCACCTATTCATCACCGCAAAAGGTGAAGTTAGGGATTTGCTCATTAAGAGCTGCCGCGACAAGATGGAAAGGTCGTTCCTTATCAATAAAGCGGTTAAAACGTTCTATAAGTTGGAGAATCCTTCAACAACTAAGAACTTCCCGCCGAAATTGATGTACGCCGTTTACGATAAAATAAACGTAGCAGACTAGTCATCTGCCAGCCTACCTGTGGGTTAAACAGGGGTATGTTTTTGTTCGACTGACTTCGTGAATCTGTACCGGGTGAGCTCCCACGTTAAAATGGAAGAACTCGGTGGACAGAAACAGGGTCGCCTGCCGGAGCTGATGTAGCTCTGCCTCACCTTACGGTGGGC